GGTGCTGCTCACCGCCGTATCCCGGAACTTGATAGACAGCACCCGGCCGTTCTTGTCAATGGAAACCCCTTCCACCCGGTCCGGGTCCAGGGTGTAGGCGTAAGGGAATTTCCGCTGGGCCAGGGCTTCCCCCATGCTGGCCGGAAGCTCCATGGCCTGGAAGTTCTCCACCACAATGAAAACCGCTCCATACAGCTTGGCGGACAAGGCCGCTGCCTGCATGAAACTGTCCATATCGTTCCCGGCTCCGTCCACATCTTCCAGGAAGGCTTCGGCAACAGGCCCGGCAGATCCGGACCAGTCCCGCAGCGGGCTTCTCTTGAAGATGGGATTCACCAGGGCGTTGACGATCAGAGCGAAGTGGTTCAGATAATAAGCCGTCTGCTGCCGGTCCAGATAGTTCTGCCTGGTTTCCCGCTTGTGGGGGATCAGATACGGTCCCCGATAGCCCCCGTCCCCATAGTATGAATCCCGCATCAGACGGTACATGTTCCCGTTCGGGCTCAAAAAGTTCTCATTCATGATTTAACCTCAGTAATCAAATCTGGCTGGGCGGATGGTGGTCCGTACCGGCATCACGCCGCTGCACCCGTACCGCACCGCATCAATGGCATGGTTGTCTTTGTCCGGGTAGGCGCTGATGTACTGCCCCAGCCGGTTCCGTTCATATTCGTAGGTCATGAACTCCCGGTAGGCATTAGGGCACCGACGTTTGTCAATGTAGATGTGGTTCAGGCTCTGGAGCCATTTGATGCCATATTCCACACTGTCCGGGCCCTTGGGAGCTCCGATGATGTTCATGTCCAGGCTCCGCATTTCCTTGATGGACTTAGGCTCTGCGGAATCGCACCGCACCAGCTCACCGGGCAGGATCACCTGGGAGATCTTCCGGGCCGCCTGGGGGTTGGTCAGTTTCTGTTCGTAGATTTCGCCCCAGATGTACAGATCTTCGTGCTTGGCGTCGTAGTGCATGGCCACAAAAGCCAGAGGGTCCACGGCAAAACCGAAGTCCAGGCCGAACAGCCTGTGATCAAACTGCCCCAGGGCTTCTTCGGTCAAAGGCAGGTCCTCCACGTTCTCGAAGACAGCCCCGCCGGTTCCGGTGACTTCGCCCAGGTATTCGTGCCTGTAGGCCATTTCGTTCCGTTCCTTCAGCTTCTCAGCCTCCTGGAGGAACTGTTCTCCCAGCCATTTCTGGGGCACCTGGAGATAAGTGGAACGGTGGACCATCCTGTCCGGATCATCCACCAGAATTTCCTCATTGACCCAGCTACTGCGGCTCTTGGGTGGGTTATAAGTGCAGAACACCCAGTACTGGGGACCGCCCCGGAGCAGAGACTGGCACAGGTTCCGGATTTCTTCCATCCCGCTGAACTGGTCCAGCTCTTCCAGCCAGACGATGCCCACATAGCCAAAAGGCAGCTTGATGGATTTCACCTTCATGGGATCATCGCAACCCAGGAACAGGATCTTCTGCCCGGTCCGCTCCAAAGTCATTTCCGGCGGAGTCATCTTGTACTTGAATCGGTCCAGCACCTGGAGCTGTTCCAGGCCCCACTGGATCTGTGGATACACGCTGTTCTTGATGGTGCCGCCCACCTTCCGGAGCACCACCGCATGACAATCCGGGTGCTGCAGCATGAGCAGAGGGATCTCCATCCCTACAAAAGACGATTTGGTGGAGCCCCGGCCGCCGGCCAGCCAATAAAAAGTATGGCCATGATCCTGGGCATCCCAGAAAACAGGGTCGAAGGCCGGGCCCATCTTTTCCGCCACGTTCACCTTCATCTCATTTCCCCCGTTCAAATGTGAATTCCACCTTCTCAGAAGGTTCATCCTCCTGGAGGTCTTTTTCCGCCAGCTTCTCTCTGATCCGCAGTTCCCGTTCCTTCAGCTTCAGTTCCTTCTCCCGCAGCTTCACATCCGGTGTTTCCCGCATCAGGTCAAGGACCACCTGGCTCATGTGGGCACTGCCCCGCATCATGGCCAGGACCATTCCGTTGGCCATGGCCTCCCCGATGGTGATCTTTCCATCCTGGGATTTGGCTGCCGTCATGAAAGCCTTGCGGACTCCCGGGTCCTCGAT